GCAGCCGAGCAGCTGCGCGACCTCGCGGGTCGAGAGTAGGTCCGGGTTGGGCATGACGGACAGGGTCGCCGATATTGCCAAGCTTGGCAAGGGCGCAGGCGCCGGCGGCGTGTCGCGCTCACCAGCCCAGCTGGCGTAACACGTCCCACATGGCACTGTCGCCGGTGCCGTCGCCGTGCACGCGGCCGCCGGCGCCGATCATGTCGATCAGGGCGGCCACGCCGACCCAGCCGCGGGCGTTCGCCGGTGTGAGGGTGAGGGCTTGCGCACCCGTCGCGCCGGCGGCCACCATCCCCGCGCCGATGACGACCCGCACCTGGCCGCCAGCTGCGCCCAGGCTGTTGACCTCGACGATCTCGTCGAGGCCCTCGGGTAGCCCGTCGTCCTCCTCGGGGTGCGACCAGGCCCAGGCCGCGATCAGCGCGTGGTCGAGGCCGGGCGAGTCGACCGATGGCGCGGTCGGCGTGGTGCTGTTGCCGGCCTGCACGCCCGACGTATGCCAGGCGGCGCCGCGGTTGAGCCGCAGCAGGGCGCCGACCACGCGCGAGGCGACGCCGCCGTTGGTGAACGTGTAACTGTCGGGGTCGCCGGCCTGCCGGATGCGGGTGTACAGGGCCAGCGTCGGCCCGTTCGCCTGCGCCTGGTCGTGACGCTCGTCATCCCAGGTTTCCGCCGCCGTGACGGTGGTCTGGCCGCGCCACACGACCAGGGCGGCCAGCGGGTCGTGCTCCTTGGCCGTCGATGGCACGTCGAGGTCGATGGCGGTCGCGCCGCCGCCGCCCACCAGGGCCGTGGTGTAGTCCTCGACGACGTCGAGCAGGGGCACGGTGACCTCACCCGTCCAGGTAGTTGCAACGGAAAAACGCCGGACTGGTGGCGGCCGCGTCGAGGCGGCCGGTGCCGGTGCCAGACTCGCGGATCAGGGTGAGCACCCAGGTCTTGTCCTCGGTGGCGTCGGCGGTGTAGCGGGTCTCGGTGTAGTAGGGGAAGTTGACGGCGGCGTTGGCCCGGTAGCGGCGGAAATCGAGGGTGTTGCCGCTCACACTGTCCTCGCGGATCTTGACGAAAAACTGGTCGCCGGCCACCGACGAGGCCAGGTCGCCGAACCAGGACAACTGGTAACGCCGGCCGGCGACGACGGGCGCGACCAGGGTGTGCACCACGGTCTCGGTGGTCGTCACGCCCGCCGAGTCGCTGGTCTTTATGTCCTCGTCGATCAGCTCGCCGGACATCTTCCCAGCGGTCACTACGTCACCAGCGGCCATCTCAAGGCCCTCCTATCCGAGCGCGTAACGGGGGGTCGGGTGCAGCCGCACGGCCTCGCCGATGGCGTGCGTTTTCACCACACCGTTGATCGAGCGGGTCACGGTGAAGGTTTGCACGTCGGCGATGGCGGCGCCGACCGACGAGACGGTCATGATCTCGCCGCCGATGATGACGTCGAACGGCTCGTCGGTGGTTGTCCACACCGGCCCGATCAGGGTCTCGACGTCGACGCCGGTCTCGGTGGTGTCCAGGGCCTCGGCCAGCTCACTGCCGGCGGTGTCGTAGCGGGCCGTGTCGTAGACCGCGACCTCGAAGCCATCGGCCGGCGTGCACAGGAACGTGACCACGCGGCGGTGCGAGCCGATCGTCTCGGTCCAGCCCTGCACCAGCAGCGAGGCGACGCCGGCCGCGGCCAGCTCGTCGGGCAGGTTCACCAGCTCGATCAGATCACCGGGGCGGATGGCGTCCACGTCGTCGGCCAGCGCCGGCGCCGCGTCGAGGTCGACGGCCACCCGCGGCCAGCGGTCGGCGTCGACGGTGCCCAGGTGCAGCCGCCAGCTGGCCTGGTCGTCGAGGAACCCGTCGCCGGCGACGTTCACTGTGACGCTGGTGTCGTAGCGGCCGATGTTGTCGACGCCGAGCGGGCCGTCCTGGTCGACGTCGCGGATCTCGCCGCCGTCGCGGCGCTTGGCGGTGACGTCGTTACGCACCAGCTGGTCGTCGATGGTGGGCTCGAGAACTGGTGCCAGCTCGCCGCCGTCAAAGTCGAGCTCTAACGCGGCCGCCTGGTTGTACAGGCTGGCGTGGGTGCGAAAGTGCAGGCCCACGGCGGCCACGTTGTCGGTGAGCAGGCCCAGGTCGGCGGCCGCGGCCTCCTGCACGATGGCCAGCACCGGGTCGGCGTACTGGGGTCCGAGGCCGGCGGTCTCGTCCAGGTCGCCGGTCGACGTGAAGGTGACGCCGTTCTCGGTGCACACCCGCTCGATGCGCCGGCCGGCGGCCTCGCCGGGATGCCCGCGCATCGCGTCGACGGTGTCGGCCAGCGTCGGCGGGTCGAGGTAGACCGCCCAATGGCCGACTGACAGTGCGGTGCGCACATTGATGCTGGCCGTCGTCGACACTTGCCGCACCCGGCCCAACGTCTCGGACGTGTCGGTGTGGGTGAGCACCGATACCCCGTCCAGAAACACCTGATAGTCGACGTCGGCGCCGTCCTGGGTGGCCGTCAGTCTGACGTGGTGCGGGTTGTCGTCCCAGGTCGACGCGGCGATGCTGACGGTGGCCACCGTCGAAAAGCCCAGCGATAGCGTCAGCTCGTCGCTCGACCCGTCGAAACCCACGATGACGAACGTGGGGTCGGAGATGGTGACGGCCCACACGACGGAGAACAGCGTCGACGCGCCGGCCACGTCGTCGAAGCCAGCCGAGCGCACGCAATCGGCGGTCCAGGTGTCGACGAAGCCAGCCATCTCGACGTCGGCGCGCATGACCAGGCCCACGTTTTCGTGCAGCTTCACCACGTCGGGCATCCACGGGGCGAGGCGGCCCTGGCCCCACACGGCCGGCGCGGTGTTGCCGGTGATCTTCACCGGCCCGCCGGCGCCGATCAACGGCCGGGCCTGCACCGTCAGTGAGCCATCCTCCAGCGGCCAGTACGCGACCGGGTCCTGGTCGGCGATGTAGGTCTGCAACGCCGAGGGCGCCGGCGATGCGCCCTGGCCGAGACGGCGACTCACACCGTTGGCCGTCACCCGCACCCACGCGTCGCCGTCGTCCACTGCCCTCTGCGGCTGCCAGCTGGCGACCTCGCCGGCGAAGCGCACTGCGCCGTCGACGGTGACACGTAGCGGCGTGTTGCGGCCGATGAGGCCGAACAGGGTCGACGTCGCGTTCCGCGGGTTGTAGTCGCCGGTGCGGTTGTCGATGGTCAACTGGCAGCTCGACGGCGGCGCGTCGGCCTGCTCGTCGCCGCGGCCGGCGTGCAGTTGGATCGGGTCGCGGGTGTAGACGGGGGCGGTGTTCCACGTCCCGTTGTAGAACAGCTCGACGACGACGGTGTGCTTCACGGGGTGCCGCCGAGCACGGCCTGCACGTTGCCGCCGCGCATTCGGATCGCGCCGGCCAGCAGCTCGACGAGCAGATCGTCGAGCGCGGAACCGCCGGAGCGGATCTCGATGACGGCGCCGCCGCCGCCGGCCGGGGTGACCTCCTCGCCGGCCTGCAGGATGGCCAGGTGCTCACTACCCGGCGGGCCTGGCACCCGGCCGCCGGTGTGCATCCTGGGGATGCGGAAGGTCTTGCCGCCGATGATCGGCACCCAGTCGGGGATCGAGAAACCCTTGCCGCCGATGGTGCTGTTCCACGCCGAGCGCACAGCGCGGAATCCGGCGCGGAACGGGGCGGCGATCGCCGACCCGACACCCTTGGCTACGGCGACGATGCCGCGCAGCGCCCCGGTGACGATCTTTCGGAACGTCTCGGATTTCTTCCACGCGAGCACCAGGGCGGCGCCCACGGCGAACAGGGCCGTGATCACCAGGCCGATCGGGTTGGCCCGCATGGCCAGGTTGAGGCCGCGCTGGGCGATGGTGAGGGCGCCGGTGCCGACCGCGGCCGCTTTCGTCGCGATGCCGTGTCCGACCGTCGAGGCGGTGGCCCGAACCGTCGACACGGCCGACGTGATCATGCCCTTTGAGAGCTGTTTGAGGCTGGGGATGACGAAGTTGTACAGGCCCGACCCGAGGTCGCCGAAGCCCATGCCCAGCAGCAGGGCGCCGTCGAACACGTTGCCCTTCATGATCTCGGCCAGGCCGCGGCCGGTGTCCTCGACGCCGGTCATCATGTCGCGGGCGCCCATCATGCGGGTGTCGAGGGTGTCGGCGGCCTCGCCGGCCCGGTCGAACCCTTGCCCGGCGTCGCGGACCTTCATGCCGGCGCCCGAGACCTCGGTGCTCATGCCCTTGGCCGAGTCGCCGACCCGGCCGAACGCCTGTTCGAGCTTGGCACTGTCGCCGGCGAACGTGAGCGTTACCTGTGGCTTGGCCATCTAGTCGACCTCCACTCCAGCAGCTCGGGCGGTGTTGAGCAGCGCGGCCTCCAGCATCTCAGCGAACTTGGGCCGGTTGCGGTAATAGCCCTCGTAGATGTAGCGGCCCTCCTTGCGGAACGGGCGGACGATCGACCGGGCACGGCCGACGCGGCCGCCGAAGTCGAGCCACGGGTAGTAGGGCACCCGCGGCGACCCGCCGACGATGCGCACGGCGTCGCGCAGCGAACGCGCCTTGACCGAACGCCGGGCGCGGCCCGACCGTGACGGCACGCGCGGCACGGCGTAGTCGACGACGACGCCGGCCACCTGATTGAGCGCGACCCGGAGGGTCTTGGGCAGCTCGTCGTCGATGCGTTTGAGGTCGCGGACGAACTCGGTGAGGCCCTCGACGCGGATGGCCTCGGCCATCAGATATGGCCGCTCAGGATGACGCTGACAACGGCGGCCACGGCCGGCGCGCCCAGCGCCGCGATGCCGAGCACGAACCAACGCCAGTTTTCCAGCGCCCGCACCCGCCCGTCGAGTTGGGCGATGCGCTCACGGTTGGCCGCGGCGTGCTCTTGCAGGGTCGCCAGCGCCGGGTCGATGACGGTGGTGATGTGGTCGACCTTGCGGCCGATGTCTTGCATCTCGCGGTACATCTCGTTGGGGGTGATGATGACGGCGCCCTCGGGCAGCACAGGCGGCGTGGGGGTCATAGCGTCGTGCCTCCCGCCCTCAGTCGTGCCAGCTCCCGCTGTTGCGCCTCGCGGGCGTAGTAGACGCCCCAGGCGACGAACTCAGCTTGCCCCATCGTCCGCCGCAGCTGGCCCACCGTCATCCCCAGCCGGGCCGCGAGGCGGTACTCCAGCAGCGTTTCCGGGTTCGTCTCGAAACTGGGTCATCGCCTGTTTCTCGGCGTCGTCGGCCAGGCCCGACAGCTCGCGGATCCGGTCGATGACGGGCTCCATCTCGCCGCCGCGGCTCACGCGCTGCCACTGGCCGACCTCGGCCTCGGTCATGGTCGGGTCGACGAGGCCGAGCGCGATGGCCTTGCGCTCCAGCTCCAGCGTCGTTTTCGCCTTCTGGATGCCGAGAACCTCGTCGCGGGACAGGCCGCGCACCTTCACGACGCCCATGCGGTCGACGGTGACGTCGTCCTCGTCCTGGCCGTGGGGGTGGTCGGTGCGCGGCGCCAGCAGCGCCTGCTTGTCCATTAGGCGCTCTGCGCGGTCGAGTCGACGGCGTCCGAGAGTTGCATCTCGCACGACCAGGCGACCATGTCGGCCACTGGGTTGGTCTCGACGTAGTTGGTCACGATCACGTCGACGGAGTCCTGGGGCTTGCTGGCGCCGGTGCCCTCGGGTTGCCGGATGAGGGTGACGGCCAGGCCGGCCTCGCGGATCGGCACGATGACGGCCCGCGGCCCGGTGCCGGCGGTGTTGTCGTAGATGCCCTGCATGGTCGCCTTGCCGTCGCCGAGGCCGCCGGTGTAGACGTGATCATCCTTGCCGTAGGTGGTCACGTCGTGGGTGTCTTTCGTGCGGCCCAGCTCGGAGGTGTTGACGTAGGCGCTCAGGTCGTCGCCGTCGAGCGAGATGAAGGTGTCTTTACCGTGGACGAATGCCATGATCAGTCTCCCTGTCCGGCGACGTCGAGGTCGAACATGCCGGCGATGTAGTCGGCCCCCGCGATCCGCACGACGTCGAACTCGGCGCGGGTGACCCTGACAGTGTGAAACGCGGTGTAGGTGCCGCCCTCGATGACGGCCT